ACTAAATGGTTGATTTTTAGAAATTATAATTCTGAAATGTTATGGAATATTAATAGTAATGAGTGTGGACATAAAGGAAAATTAAAAGAATTTATTTCTAAAGATCAGTTTCAGATTGGAAATATGAAACTTCGTTTTCCTAATGAAGTTTTAAATTTTTCATGTGATTGTACATTAACCAAAAATAAATTAAAGGATAAGGAGTAAAATTATGGCTTATGCACTTTTGGCAAAAGATGGTCGGCCCATTATGAAAGACGGTAATCCAGTTAAGGCAATGGACATTACAGTAGAAAAGATTGAACAGTTAGATGAAGGTTCTAAATCTTTTATTGCTGTAGCTTCAACTGAGGATGAAGATAGAGATAAAGATATTATCCGTCAGGATGGATGGGATCTTAAAAACTTTAAAAAGAATCCGGTAGTTCCTTGGAGTCATAATTATTGGGATGTTCCGGTAGCAAAGTCATTGAAAACATGGGTTGATAAAGCTTCTAAAAAACTTTTGTTTAAACCTATGTTTGATGAAGATGATGATCAGAGTATGAAGATCTTCAACAAATTTAAAAAAGGATTTTTGAAATCTTTCTCCGTTGGTTTTAAAGGAGTTAAATTTGAATATCGTAATGAAGATGATCCTTGGTGGGGAGGAATTGAGTTTCTTCAACAAGAGTTACTTGAAATTTCAGCGGTATCCGTTCCTGCTAATCCCAATGCTACTGTAAGTTTAAATGGTGGTGATACTGTGCAAAACCTTTTGCAATTAGGTTATCCTGTAAAATTTGCGGAAACTAAGCAAGGTCTTTTTTATCCTATTCGTGAAGAATTGGGTGAGTTTGTTAATCCTCAAATTATTGAAGAAGATGATGAAAAAGGAATACAGGGAGTTTATGCCAACATTATTTCTGAATTGGAAAAGGATAATAAAGGAGAAGCAATTCCTGTTGGTTATTATTTTGATCCTGAACAATGGTCAACTGAAAAAATTAAATCTTGGATTAATGATAACCATGATAAGACTTACAAATATTATTATTACAATTGGGAATGGGCTAATGATGAAGAAAAAGATTTTCAGGTTGAATTGAAGGAGGATGAAAAAAATATTCCTGATTTCGATGAGATTGTTCCTGCTTCTCCCGATTCTATGGATGATGATAAATCAGATGATGATAAATCAGATGATGATAAATCAGATGATGATAAATCAAATGATGGTGATATTGTTGATACTGAAAAAGTATTGACAGATCATTTGGAAAAAATGACTGATCTTTTTGGTAAACATCTTGATGCTGTTTCAAAAGGTGTTGAAATTGCTTTTGAAAAAGTGTTTGAAGGTTTATTGGAAATTAAATCATTGCTTGATGAGAAAATGGTTGATTCTGATTCTCAATTGGATGATAATAAAAGCAATGATGATTTGGCTCCTGATGATTATAATAAAGATAGTTCAAAATCCGATGATGATATTGAATTGGACGATTCATTGTTATCCCCTGACAATGATAAAACCAATGATGATGACGTGATCGAATTGGATGATAATTTATTATCTGATAAGGAAAATGCCAAAAATGCTGTTAAATCGGTATTTAGTGAAAGGCTGAAGGAAACGTTAAAAGAAGTGAAAGATTCTTTTAAGATTGAAGTTTAATTTTAATTATTTATAGGAGGATTAATTCCATGAAACTTAGTAAAGAAGAACTGATTAACTTGCTGAAGGGGCAAGTTGAGGATGCTTTAGTTGGTGATGAGTTTTCTGCAATGGTGAAAGATACCGTTCAGCAAATGATCAAAGATTTGCAGGAGGACATTCAGGTTCCTTTTAAAGCAAAGGATGTTAATAAGTATCTCATAACTAATCCCACTTTGAAGATTGACGGTGGTATTATGAGTACTCCACAAGGTTCGGTTATTAACCTTAACAATAAGAGCAATCCGTGGATACAGTGTTCCGATGAGATGAAAGAATGGGCCAAAGATTTTGCTACCTATTTGAAATCGGGCATGGTTAGTAAGCTTATGTCTGAGACCGTTGATACGGAAGGTGGCTACCTTGTGCCTGAAGAATTCCGCAATATGATGATCATGTACGATGCGGAAGATACGTTGGTATGGCAACGGTCTACTGTATGGCCTATGGGCGGTGAGAAAATTCAGTTTCCAAAACTCCAACAGAATCCCGATGTACAGGATGCAGGGTTTGATAACTTTGCAGGGGTTACTTTTGATTGGGTAGAGGAAGGTGGAGAGAAACCGGAAACCGAACCTAACTTTGGAATGGTCGAAATGATTGTTCATGAGTTGGCAGGTTATACGGAAATCACTAATACCCTACTGGATGATTCGGTTATTAACTTGGTCAATTACCTTACCAGACTTTTCCGGTCTGCATGGTATTGGTATACCGATAAGTCTTTTATTCAGGGAACCGGAGGAAAACAACCTCTTGGGATTATCAACGATCCTTCTATCCTGTCTGTTTATCGTCAGACCGCCGATACCATTGAAGTGCAGGATGTGCTGAATATGGAATCCCGTATGCCAGCAGTATTTGATAGTAATGCTGTTTGGTTTATTACCAAACAGGGTCGTGCTGCCCTTCGTGGTCAGACGGTTACTTCTTCCTCTAAGGAACTTGTCTTGCAGGAAATGTATCAAGATCTTGCAAAAGGTTATGATATGACTATCCTGGGCAAACCTGCATTTTTGGCTGATGGTAAGATTCCTGCTCTTGGTTCTACTGGAGACCTTATCCTGGGTACATGGACTTGGTACTATATTGGTTTCCGTCAGGATTTCAGCATGGACTCCTCACGCCATTACAAATTCCGTAATAACAGAACGGCCTTGAGATGTTCTGGTCGTCTTGATGGTCAGGCAGCTATTCCGCAAGCATTTGTCGCATTGGATGCTGCTCTTTCCTAATCTTTAAAGGAGTAAAACTTATTAACTAAAAATTAATTTTCCAATAACATTATTATTACGGAGGATTTTATTATGTTTGATATGCTTTCTAATTATAAATTCGGGTACTTCCAGCACGCAGTTTCTGATGCTGCTGGTGCTGCTGCTAATGCACCGGATGATGATGGTGTCGATCTTTGGACAGCTACTCAGTTACCCAATAGTCTGCTGATTTTGGCTGATGTTGGTTCTGTTGGTACGGATGGAACTTTGGATTTGATTATTCAGGATTCACCGGATCAATCAACTTGGGATGCTGATTTTATTACGGTAGCTCAGATTACCGCAGCAGGACTTTATCTCATTGAGGTATATGATCCTAAACGATATATCAGAGTCAATGCTAATGTTTCAGTTGATGCAGTTGTTTGGTCTTGTCTGTATATGACCTATGAAAATCAACGCAGACCTGTAACTCAGGTGGGTACGAAACCTACTTTGACTTATGGTACTGATCGTGTAGCCAAAGTAGCGTCTTAATTCTGGTATAATGCAGTAAACCGGAATAGTTAATTGAGAGGGTAGATATTCCGGTATCTATCCTCTTTTTTTTAGAAAGGTGGTTAATTATGAAAAAGACATATAAATTGTTAGATCGGAATTTAATAAGAAGCTTTGGAAAAATTACAGTTACTTTAGATGAAGCTGCTGGAGATCGTCTTGTTAGAGCAGGTAAAGCAATTAATGCAATAAATCCTGTTGGTGAAAGGAAGTCATTGCATTTTCCCCCCCAACATAAAGCAATTTTTCATCCTCCTGAAGAAAAAATGTTTTCCGAATTAGGAGATATTAAATATCCTGGGCCTGATGATAGGTTATTTCCTCACATAGCAAAATAAGAGGTAAGTGATGGCTTTAAATAAAAATGCATTAATAGATAGTATGTATTATTTTCAAATGTCAGATACAGCAGACCTCATTGAAGATGAAAAAGCAAAACTTATGACTGAGGATTTAATTAATGCTGTATCTACTCAATTTGAGAAGTTTTGTAATCGTACTTTAAAAGAAAGAACGTTTACTCACGATATAACTGATACCACTAATTATGATGTTAATTTTCTTCATTACTGCATCTTTGATGCTCCTAAATTGGCTTCTTTATATTTACCGACTTATCCTGTAGCATCTATAACCAAACTTGAAATAAGTGGAGTTGAAATTTCAGCAGCAGCATCTGATGATTACGATGCTTCTGATGGTTATATATTATATAATTCAGCAGGTAGAATTATTTATAGTCAGGGTTTTGATTTTCCATATCTTCAGAATTTAAAGATAATTTGGAAAGGCGGGTATAATGATGATCATTCTGAAATGTCAGATCTTAAATATCTTTGCTTTATGGCAATTAAAAATTATGTGAATGCACCGGAAAATACAACGATGGAATCAGAGAGAATGGGAAATTATGCTTATAAATTAATGTCTCCTTATTTTCAAAAAGAATTGAGAGGATATTCTCCTCAGATATTTGAAAATTTAATGAAATATCGAAAGGTAGCTTTTGCATGAGTTATAAAGGATTATTGGCTCATAGGTGCAGTATTTATAGGGTAATTACAGTTGCATCAACTGCTCAAGGATATAGCACTCCTAAAACTTTTACTCTTTTGAAATCTAATGTTCAATGCAGGATTCAAAATCTTTTTGAAAGTTCTGCTGGATTAAGAATTTTGACTTCAGGTGTTACAGCAGAAAATGACTACCTTGGATTTTTTTTAAAAGATGAGGATATACAAAAAGGTGATAAGGTTGTTTGGAATAGTTTAGATCTTTTTGTAAAGCCTGTTTCTCCTGTATTTGACAGTACGAAAATTCATCATAAAGAAGTTTATATGGGATTATCTGAGACTTAATTATGTCCGGTTTATTTCAGGAGCAAATAAAAAGAGAAATAATTAATTTACGTAGAGTCGTAAAAGGCAGTAAATTAGGCAGACATATATCTGAAGATATTTTAATTCCCATATTAGAACAAATAGATCCTATAGTTGATGAGATACTTGATTGGATAGGATGGTATCTTACTGAAGAAATAAAACATACCCTTGCAACTGCTCAAGGTTCTGGATTTGTTTATTCTGTTTATTATGTGGATGAATCAGCCAGTTATGGCAAATATACAAAGGTAGGCGAATACGAATCATCACAAAGAGGTGGCCCTCCAATATCTGAAAATATAGGAGATGTTGAAATACCTCAAAGCGGTACTTTACTTAAATCAATTATGTACCAGATAAGAGGTAGTAGTGTTGTTTTGGGAATTGAAGATAACAAGACTCCTTATAGTGTTTGGTATAATGAGAATTGGCCTGGAAAATTATTTATCACTGAAAGTGAAGGACGATCAGCTTCAGTTTATGGATCTATTTTAGATGATCCTAATTATGGTAATGGTGCTTATTATCGTCCTTATTTTTCTTCAGTTATTCGTCAAATGAAGGGCAAATTAAAAAAACAATTTAGAGAAGTATTTAATAAAGAAATTAGAAAAATAACAAGAAGGACTTCAGTTACAAGAGCCATTGAGATACATTTTAGATGGA